GTCAGAGAAGACAGCAAGCTCTCCCGTGAGGCCTGTGGTTTGTAAAGCAACCTGCATTACAGCGGAATGAATCGCAGACCAGACGAAGTTCAAGAAGCCTTCAAACCCACCCCTAGCACCTGCAAAGCTTGCATAAAATCCTCTGTTAGAATGCACTATTTTAGATGCTCTGAAAAACAAATCAATCCTCTTGACCCAATCTTCACCAGTTATTTCAGACAACATTTGGCCAAACATCCTGACCAATCTCATAGGAAACTTTTTTGAGAACTCAGACATATCAAAGGATACTGCAACTGCTCTTGTCTTCGCACCTCTCTCTTGAGCCATGTTAGATATGAAAGACTCTTTTTCTGTTCTTCTCCCTATATACCCCTTCACAATTGACAATGACTTGTTAGATCTGGACAGTTGCTTTGTCAGTCTCTCAACTCTTTGAGTTAAGACCTTGAGGGCCCTCTCCGCTAAGTAGAAGAGCCTGGTAATCCTCTTGCCCAACTCACCCTGTTTGCCCTCTGTTGTTGTTATATAACATGCCTCTGGATTGCTGTTAAGAAAGTCCTCGAGATCCTTTGATGGTATATCGTCTATGCTTAGATCTGGATATTTTGCTTCAAATTTTTCATGGAGTCGTATTACTTTTTCTATCCTTTTTATGGCTTTGTGTATATCACCCTTATCTATTCCTTTGAGGAATTGCGACATGTCATTCTCATTGACTGGCTTATTCAGGCATTCAGGTCTATTTTCTTTCATACCAGATAAATATTCTGTCGCCTGATCTTCATCTTCTTTACTAAAATTGACACCAGCAGATGATGATTTTGATTGAACAGGGACATCCATCTCACACAGCTTAGTGAGATTCTTCACAATTTCAAATTCTGTTTTGTTCCAGACTGCTGAGCCGTACTTTGAACCTCTTCTAAGTGACTGAGTAACGTTTTTAGATTCTTCTGCTAGTTCTGTTGATACAAGCCCAGTGCTTTTTAGCCTCACATCTAAATTCATATCCTTCATTGAATCAAAGAATGACCTCCTTACAGTTCCATTGATCCTCGAAAACAATTCTTCGTCTATCCTATTTGGGTCTCTGACTCCATCAACTTTATGAAACATTTCAAAAACCTGCTGATCAGCGAGTGGAATGCAAGTGTAGAAACTTAGTATGTTTGACATAGACTCCTTTTCAGGGACTATTTTTCTAAACTTCAATAACACACCTTTCGCCATATTTCCCCTAGTTTCATCGATAGCATTAGCATAATTACTAAAAGGATCACCCATCAAATGTGAATCATCT